GGCTGTGATCTGAGTCCTAAACATTGTAAGATCGTATCGAGGTTTGCTTGACTGTTACGTTGCTTGATCCATTCTTCAGGATCATCTATATTAGGCTTAGAACGATTCAACACATTTGTATGTGTAATATCGAATAAAGTGTAACATGCAATTCGTTGATTCATGTTAGTATTTAGTAGCCAAAAAAAAGCCTCTAATAAAAGAGGCTTTTTAATAATGTAATTAAAAATTACATAGAGTTAAATGTAACGCCTGTAAATGAAGTTGTTACTGCATATCCAAGAGCCGCTGTTAAAGCAACATCTAAATCACCACCGTTAGTGAAACTCCAACCTTCTGTTGGGAATAACGCTAGGTTTAATTTATTTGCGTTTGCTCCGCCTGAAGAATCCATTTCGTAGATCGCAATTGTTGATCTGCCTTGAATTACTTGAACTGCTTTAGCTAAGTCTGCGCCTGGAAGAGCCGCTGTTGCTTCGCCAGTAAATGTTACGATACCGAACTGAAGTTTTGGTCCTTGTACGTTAACTGCTTCGCCAGTAGTGTAAGCGTTTAATCCGCCATTTGTGTAAGAACTAGCATCCTGATGGAATACTGGTTGAAAGTCACTGTTTGCTTTTGTAAATTGTGCCATTTTTCTATTTCCTTTTGTTTTAAAAGTACACGTTCCATGCACTTTTTAGTTGTTTGAACCTCACACCCGTGAGATTCATACAAGTATTTATGCCGGATGTAAAAAAATGTGGGTTTAGAATTAGCCTCTTGCGGCTAGATTTTGACGAGCAAAGCCCATTCGATTAACAAACTTGAGATTATGAGAAACAAATCCTTCTTGCGTTTCAGTGCCATCATCTAAATATCCTTTGATAGGACTTGACTTTGCGGCTTTGTCGAGTTGCTCGACAACATCTTGTTTAAGATTATATAATGCTATCCATATCTTAAATGCACCTATGACACCTTCTTTGTGTGCGTTTAAATGAACAGAAATTTTCTCTCTCATTGAATCTGTCATCTTTCTGTTTTCTACAAAGTCAATGAAATCTTTGTACAAATTCTTTAAATCACCAGCAACGATTTTTTTGTTGACATAAACAGTAAATAATTGACTGAATGAATTTCTTGCTTGTGGTGCAGTTGTAAACAATCCTCTGACAGCAGGACTATATCGATTTATTGCTTGTTCTGCTTCTTGTTTAAGTTTAGTATTAATTTTTAACTTAGGTGTAATCGGCATTTTACTCGGAACAATAGCAACAGTTGAATCATTTTTTAAATTGCCGATAGAACCGTTTAGTGATTCTGCTTCGTTAGTTGTCATTGCATTTGCTGGAATAAATTGATGAACAGCAATCCCTGCTTGTTTACCACGGAGTAGATGTCCTGCTTCACTATCGACATCAACTGTGTAAGTAATGCCTCCAGGGTTTGCTTTAAAAGTATAAAGTCCATCCTTTGCATCTAGTGGCTGACTGAATAACAAGTCTCCCCAATAGTAACCAGAAGAGCCTCTATCAGATTTTTCAAGACCAGGCCATACAGCATTAATAATGCGATATAGATCACCTCTATTTACTCCACGATTTGTATCATATTCTTGGAATTCTTCTGAACTAAACACTTGACGACCAGTGCCATCTTTCTTATTGAACATGTGTTTGTCCATAATAGAGAATCTACCTTCAGGATTACGGCCAAAGATGAGAGCAGGATAGCCGTCCCATTTGATTGTAATATTGTTTGGTGATTGTATTGTTGCTTCGATCTGTTGCAGGGCATGTCTTGCTCCTGGCTCGTCATCTAAAAACACTAAGTCTTCTGGATGATCCATGTGACCTGCGGCTTCGACTAAACCGATTTTTTCTAGTTGGCGTAATGACTTAGCAATAACTTCAGTAAGAGTACTCACTGTTACCTCGTTTTCAATGCTGGTATTTTTTCTGCTCTTTTTGCAGATTCTGTCACTGGGTCTCTTGGTATTATTGGCTCGTTTGGCATTTTCGCCTTCCTCTTAGCCTCTGCATCCTTAGAAGTATCTGTTCTGTGAGATGGCTCGGCTCTATTCATCGGTGATTGAGGAGCATTTGCATAACTAAATGTTTGCCCTCCTAACTGTGCTAATATTTTTGTATCAAACACTCCGTTGTCCCAATTGGCCTGCATCTGCTCAAAATATTTAACAGCGAGTTTTCCAAAACGACTCTGCGGGTTTATATTTAGACCATCAGTATACTGGTCATACCAATCCTGTAGGAAAAGTTGTAATGTTACTTGAGTATTATCATCTGGTGATTGGCCTGGTCTTGCTACGTATGAATTCTCAGATTCTAACTGATCAGCTACCAGATCGTATGCCATATCTACAAAATTTGATGTAAAATATTCTCTTGCCAATGACTGCTGATTATTTTGTCGAGGCATTGTTACTCGTTTGGCTTTAGGTTGTTTCTCTGGTTTCTCTTGCTCATCAGGAGCATCTGGATCATATCCAAATTTTGGATCTCCTTTATTTAAACCATCCGGATCTTGTGGATTATAGTCTGGATTTTTAGGAGTTAGTGCTGATTTAACTTGCCTTCCATAGTCGCCAATTTTTCCTCCAGCAGACTTGAGGGTATCAAGTACTCCTTCGTCTATTATAACATCATTGCTATTCATGCAATTATCCTAATTAATCTTTTTGATTGTTTTTGAGAAACGAGTGTTGTCTCTGCCACGGATAGCACTTAATAATTTCTTTTCTAGTAATTCGGCTTTATCTTCGTCATAATTACGTTGAATATATTCAATAAGATTCAACGCACTAGAAATAATATTATTGCCGCGAGACTCTATAATATGGGGTACATCTCTATTTGCACCGATTGATTCAAGTTCTTCTAATAAACTTCTTGTTTTCTTTTGCATAAGGGTCTCTCTTAATTCCGTGTATAGTATTTAGTCGTTATAAGCCATTAATTGTTTTCTTTTAGGTTATTCAACAATGATTTGAGTTTAGTTCCTTGAACATCTGCCTTTACATTTTTGTTAGCAGGTTCTATTTGAGAATTGACTACTTGATCTACGACACCAACATTGGATGTAGTTTTAAATTTATCCATGAGAGATTGTGCTGTCCCTTGTGGTTGTGATGTATATCCTGACGTATTAGACACTGTTGATGTGCCAGGATCTGTAATACGCAATGTATCGACATTAAATGCTAATTCAACCTTTTGTCCTACACCAGAACTTGATCTTGTCTTCATTAACTGAATCTGATACTGTCCACGTTCTCTCATACTGCGTGATGTAAAGATTCCGAACACATTATCAGCAGTATTAATCTTACTGATACCACCTGATATATGACTGTGATCGAATTCGATTTCATCAGTAGCACTTCGATTTAACTGTGATGCTGTTACAAAGAGTATGTCCAATTCTTTTGCTAAGTTACGCAATTCTTCTGAAACATACTTGTCTTTAATAAACAAGTCTGAAGGACTTACTTTAGCACTTACAGGCATTAACAAGTCTAAGTAATCAACACACAAGAAGTCAAGTTTCATGCCCGTTTGTATCTGTAGTTCTTTACAGTATGCTCTAAGATCGTTAACTGTAGACTGAGCAGGCATGTATTTGATTCTTAATTGACCAGCCGCTTTTTGTTTCATCTTTACTTTCATTTCAACATTATCTAAATCTTTAAAGATTTCTTTTGTGCCAGTGTCAGTGACCATTGAGTCAAGTCTCATTGCTGATAAGTTTTCACTTAATTCTAAAGTAACATAGATACCAGACATTCCAGCAAGAGCCCAATTGACTGACAAATTTTGCATAAACAATGATTTACCTGAACCAGAAGCACCAGCAAAGATTTGTAACTCTCCACGATTAAATCCACCATAAAGTTTCTGATCAAGTGACGGCCAACCAGTTGATGCTTGACCGTTACTTGTTTTAAGATGCATCAAACGAGCCCTAGGATCATCGAAGTAATCAACACCCATATCTCTCAACAAAGAAATCTGTACAGCATCTTTAATCAACTTCTCAACAGGATCATAATCACCTGCTTCAAGCAAATCTGCTGATTTCATAATTGCTCGTTCTAGTTCTTGTCTTTTTGTAAACGCTTCAAACTCATTCATAAACCATTCGTAATGACCTTCATTTAAATCATCTACGACAGCAATTGACATACCTGTTGTTGCTTCTATCTGTGTTGTATCAGGCAATACTTTATAATCATTAGAATGCTCTAACATAAAGTCAGCAACAGGCCTGAATTTACGATCAAAGTTTTCTGGATTAAAGATGTTTGTAACTCGCACATATAGTTCGGCGTTCGTTATCATCATTCGCAAGAAAAGTTCTTGCACCTCTGCGTTAAATTCTTTTAGCAATTTTATTCCTCATTATTTCTATTTTTATTTTACTGTTTGTTGCGGCTTCAAGTATACTTATAAGTGTAGGCAATCTTCCATATTTTATCAACGCATCATTTGCGTCTTTTACATCATCTGCCCAGTTAGGCAAAGATACATCAAACCCTAGTTCTAATGCTCTATCACATATCTCTAGCCCTGTCTTGTCCTGATCAGGCACTACAATAATTTGTTTGCCCAATTTCTTTAATACACCAACTTGATTGTCATTAATTGTGTTATGAGTCAACGCACAGCCATTCATTGAAATAGCATCAAAAATACCTTCAAAAACTAAACAGATATTCCAATCAGCCTTTTGTAAGTCGATACCAAATACATAGCCAGGTTGTTGATCGTTAATAAACTTAGGCACTCTGTTGTCTAAGTATCTGCTCGTGCTACCTACAACTTTGTTTTCGTATGTGTAGGGAATGATCAATCGTTGTGAGTTTCGACCTTCTTCATCTGGCGTGACTAAGAAAGGATAATCATTGTGAGTCATTCCTCTTGTCGTAAGATAATCAATGTAAACTTTATGTTTTGGATTAGCAGTGTAAATTAATTCTCCTGAAGGCATTTCAACTTCTTTAAACTTAGGTACTGCGTGTTGTTTCTTTTTCGTTAAAATAGAATCAAGCAAGTCTTTATGTTGTAAAGAATGTAATGACCACTTGTTGATGTCTGAGTCATCCATGCCACACCAGCCTAAGAATCTACGACAGTTTCTGCTGATGTTTCTACCTAGTTTGAATCCGCATTTAAAGTTACAGTTGAAACAATGATATGACCAATCGTCTCCTTCTTGTTTGATACCACCACGTCCACGTTTGTCTACACTTTGGCCATTATGAATACAGCACGGAGCATTGAACGAAGTCCAACCGCTTTGTGTCTTTTTCTTTTTGCCCGGAGCAATCGTAAGTATATCAAACATAACTGTCATTATAAACTAAAACGAGAGAGAAAACAAGTAAAGCGGGTATCTTATCTTGCCAAAATAGTGACTATGTTACCCACATTTGCTTCAAACTTGAGACGTATAAATGGATGATATCCATTAATAGTATAACCGAGTGTACGTGATTCAACAGCACCATTTGCGGCATTTCCATATTGATATGAATTAATATTGTAGTAGTCAGCATCAACTAATGTTGATCCTTGTAGTGTTATATTACCAACGTAGTTTTGGTAATCAATTGAGGTTGTTAACACAGGATTATCTTGTGTGTTAATGACACTTGAGAAAAACGTAAGTGCTTCAGAGTTAGCATTTGCGTTTGCTCCTGGCACTGATTGATCACTAGGTATCGTAACTGATTGTGAAGGTACAAAAGAAGGTAGAATTGAATCTACTATGTTCAAGTCTCCTCTTGCTCCTGCTTTAGAATCTACAAAGACAGGTAAGTTAAGGTTACCACTTGGCCATTCTAATGAGTAATAGCATTTTTGAGTTGAGATATCTTCTATCTCAGCGGCTGTAGTGTTGAGAACAAAGATGCCGTTGACATCAAGGACAGGTGTTAATGCTTTTCTGAAAAGCATCTTAGTCCCGTCAGAGTTTATGGCTCTAAATGATATCTGTTGATTTGCTGTAGCAATGGATGATAGATCAACAGGCTTCTGTGCTTGATTCAGAAACTGAAACTGTAATTGATTATCAACGCCTTTGTTTAACGTTAATGGTTTTGAATAAACTGGCATATATTTCCTCGGGCTTGTACCTGACAAGACAACAACGATCTGTCTAACTGTATATGTATATACTGATGTAGTGTACGACACAAATTTAAATCTCCTATAAGATATATTTATCTCTATAAACTCAGAAGAAAATATACCAGGTTTCGTAGACACATAAATACAATTACATATGACAAAATCAAAGACACCTTTAGACTATTTCGAAAAACTTACAGAGAGTCACCCCTTTATTTCGGTACTACAATATGCCGGTCAAGACTTCGTAGGCATTATTCAAAACAAAGACGATATTGTCACTACTATTTACGATTATGGATCAATTAAAGATTCAAAATTAAAAATAAAGTTTTTAGAATTAGGTGATGTCTGGTGGTGGGAAAGTAATAGACAGATTCCTATTCATTTATTTTTAAAAGATGAATGGAGTATGTTTAGACCCTTTATTAAAACATTTAATAATAAAGCATTAATTCAATTACACGGACCATCTGTCAGTATGAGTGATTTTCAGAAGAAAAGAGTTAAAAGAAAGACGATTACTTTAGTGAAGAAAGTTTACTAGCCTTCTTAATCAGTTTTGCAGTTAAACGTTGTTTCTTTGCTCTACGCTTTTTAGCCAACTCTAAACTCAAAGCACTAGTCACACGTTCATCAAATGTAACACCCAATAAATGATCATACTCATGTAAGAAGACTCTTGCTTCTAATCCTTTCATGTGTTTCTTTTCCACTAGTTCCCCGTCTACTGTTTGATATGTAACAATACATTCTGGATGACGTTTAACATGTAACCACAACTCAGGAAAACTTAAACAACCTTCTAAGTATAGTTCCTTTTCACCAATCAATTCATCAATTGAAGGGTTGATACAAGCAATTAATCTTTCATCAGTTCCCATAATTATAACATTTTTTTGTACACCAACTTGATTAGCAGAAAGTCCAATACCAGGATGCATAGGGTTCATCATTACTTTTCCCATTGCTAGTACAAGTTCTTTAGGTTCACCATCTTTAGTAAAGTCCCAAGGTGTGCAAGGTTCTTTAAGTCTAGGGTCTCTTTCAGGAATTAATGCGAGTTCCAATTTAGTAATTTCTGTTTCTATATCAGTCATTTTTTCCTTTGTTTATTGTATTTGTTAGATCAGCAATTCTTTCATATGCTCTGTATTTTGCTTCTTGCTCTTGGGCGACAGACTCTTTTAACATTTTTATCTGTGCTTTGAGACCATTACACTCATTGTTTTTATCAACAAGCATGTGTCTAAGTTGTTCTTCGAGGGTATCATTCAAGTCTAAGTCGGACATGTTATAGTGCTATCTTCCTGCT